TATTTAAAATTTCATTAGGAATTTTGTTAAATTTTTGCTTTGTATCTACGTAATTTAAATACTTTGCAGACTTATCAACAGTCACATTAAAATACTTCGCTGTATCTTCTCCAGTAAACCAAGTTTCAGCCATCACAAAATCCTTAATTTGCTCTCTAGTAACACCATCAATAGCTTTTTCTAAATAAGAATTTATGATCCCTTCTTCAATTTTTTCTAAAACTTCTATTTGTTTTAAAAAGTCATCTGCATTACCAAACATTCCACAACTAACTCTATGTACCATTAAATAAGCATTAGAAGGGATTATGATTTCGTCACAACCAAAAGCTATAATAGATGCAGCACTTGCTGCTAAACCATCGATATATGCAACTGTTCTACCTTTATGATTCTTTAAAATATTAGCTATAGCAACTCCAGCAAATACATCTCCTCCGTAGCTGTTTATGTGTACATGTACATCTCCAGCATCTTTAAGAGCTTCTACAATGTTTTTTGGATACACATTTGGATCGTTTAACCCCATAGCTTCAATGAATCCGTAATTATCAGTATCACTTGTTATATCGCCATTGATATAAATTTCAGTAATATTTGCATTATTTTTGATTTTTAACCATTCTTTATTCATTAGTTTCACCTCCTTTATCGTATGCAATTCCTAATTTTTCCAGTGGTACATAACTTCCATTCATAACGATTACATCTCCACCCTCTATAGCAGTCAATCCAGCAAATTTTCTAGCTTCGTTGATAGTATAAATACCAGACTGAACGTACTTTGTAAGACATTCTGCTTGTGTCTTTAAATCGCCTTTGAGTATTGTTGCTACATTAAATTCGAAGTGTAGCCCTTTCATTCTTTCAGCTTCTGTTAAAAGTTTTAAGTTAAACTCTTCCTCATATAGCGATAAAATGTATAGTAGAGTGTCAATGTAAAAAGTCAAGTTTTGCATTTCTGAATTTGCATAACTTGACTTCTCATAATCGTTTAAATGATTTGGTTTAACTCCATATGCTGCTGCTATTTGCAGTGCTGTATACTTCTTTAATTCAAAGAATTGTGAATCTGTAAGCTTTAAATCCAGAGGGACTATTTCCATCCCAGGAGGTAATGGTAAAATACCACTTGGATTATTATCATTAGATATAAACTCCTCTATTCTCTCTAGCATTTTCTTTTGTAATTCCTTACTTAGATCCCCAGTGTACTTTAAAATAGCCTTAGCTGTAAGTCCTCTGTCATATAAGTTGTTCAAATATTTTTGACTTGCCTTAACACCATTTAAAGTCGTTGCTAAAGTCTCTCTTACTGACATTCCAACTATCCCATCTTTGCTTAGTCCACCCTTCAAATGCAAAATTTCTTCTTTTTTGAATAGATAGATTTTTCCATTTTTGTTATATTCATAATATAGATCCTCTTTCCCACTAAAAATCTTCGCATTATCTATCCATATTTTTACTTGTTGCGGTTGAAGTGGATAAATACCTATTAAATGCCCACTGTTATCATAACTTAAATAAACATAAGCATTTCCGTAGTGATTTCTCCACATTTCTAGCAATGTTAGAAAAGATGTCGAAGTCATAAAAGGATTTGGTGCAAATTTAAGCTTTTTAACTGCTTCATGTTCCAAAATTCTGTTATTTTCGTTATCTTTTAAGTGGATAGAAAGCTTTCCAACGCTCTCGGATAGCACCTTTAAGCAAGTAAAGTAAGTTACTTCAGATAAATCATTGCTAACATTTACCCCAAAAAACTCTCCAAAACTCATAGAATTCAGCATCGTTTTTTGTGGTTTTTCTGTAGTTTTATTAAAAAATCTTTTAAATATATTCACTTTCTCACCTCCTTTTATCCATAAGTTCCAACCATTCCCCAACAGCTTCATCATTATTAATTGTTTCTTTCTTGTTAAGTAGCATAATCTTCCAAGCATCTAAGATAGCATCCACTGGATCTATACGATTCTTCTGTGCTTGTTTATCTATTTTAATTTCTCCGAAACTGTTAGAAATAGTTGTCGCATTTGCTATACTCCATTTGAGTAGACTATTTTTTCTATCATATAAAACTTGTGTAGCCTTTACAGATAGAGCAAAGTCTACTGTTGCATCATTTAAACTCTTAGCTGACTGCTTAACTTCTGTTAAATCACACTCTAAAAATTCTAAATCGCTTAAAAAACTTCCAGCATTGTGTGCATCATATCCACACTCTAAAATCTTAATATTGTATCTATCGATAACCTCTTTTAAGTGCGATATTATGTACTTATAATCTGTTTTTATTCCAAAAGCTCCGCTTGTAAGTGTTAGTAACCCATCTCTTACCCATATCCGATAAGGTACATCATCGGTTTTTTCGTGCTCTAATAATCTAAGTTCAGGCATGAAGGAGTGGCTATATATGTATATTTGGTTATTTTCTAAAGGAAAAACTAATGCAATACTCGTTAAATCGCCACCTTTTGAAAGGTCAAATCCTAGATAAGCACTTTTCCCTTTCATATCTTCAAGTGTCAAATCACTTTCACATTCTTTAAACTTAGATAAATCTATATATTGTCCGTCTTTGGCTGTAACCCACATATTTAGCTGTTTTGTTAAAAAGTTAGTTAATTCTTCTCCACCCTTCTCCTTAGCATCAATAGCTTTTTGTGAGTAAAGTTCGATTTTCTTTGTATTTGGAGTAATTCCATCAGCTTCAAATAAAAAATAAGGATTAGATTTTAGCCAGTTCTTCCAATCCCAGATGTCATCGCCTTTATCCATTTCACAGATAAAAATAAAAAGAGTGTCTTTTTCAATAACACCCTCTAAGATCTTTTCACAAAATTTATAATGCTCGTAACAGAAACCATTTAGATTAAATCCAGCTGTTGTTATAGCTAATGTAAGTGCATTTTCCACGTCTGCCTGTCCATCCAATAGTAATTTATACATCTGATTGTTTGGATGGGCATGTAGCTCATCACAGATCGCTAGAATGTTTCCAAATCCATCCATAGATTTTGTATCTCTACCCAAGCTTTTTATAACTGTTCCAGTCGCAAGACTCTTTATAGTCCTATCATGCTCTTTAATCTTATAAATCTCTAGTAAATCCTTGTCTGCTTCTATAAAATTCCTTATTTCATCCCATACAATGTTGGCTTGGTCTTGTTTTGTTGCAGCACAAAAGATTCTATCTTTGTTTCCAAGTATAGAGCTAAAAAGTGTGCTTTCTGCCCCACTTAGAAAACTCTTACCATTTCTTCTTCCAACTTGCAAATAAGCTTCTCTAAATCGCCTTTCCTTAGTTTTTTTCTTCTTCCAACCATGTAAACTTCCTATTATAAACTCTTGAAAGCCTCTCGTTTTAAGTGTAGTACCATCTTTTAAAGTTAGACTATTTGCAAAATTTATAGCAAATTCTGCCTCTTCTACATCAAATTTATAGTTCAGTTTCTTATTTTTTAAGTCATCCAAATGCCTTTTACATGCTAGATATTCCTTTCTTCCAGATATTTTTTTCCCACTTACAACCAACTTTGCATATGCAGTAGTCCTATCTACAGCCATTCAACTATCCTTGTTTTCTAGCTTTTAATAGTTCTATGAATTTATTTTCTTTTGGCTCTTCTTTGGTTGGTACTATAAGTTTTAATCTATCTGTAGTTGCAAGTCCTAACTTTGTAGAACATTGCAATATTTGTTTAGTATATTTTTCTTGTATATTTACAAGTGGACTTGCTATAGCTACTTGTCCTGCATCTGTATCTTTATAAGTAACTAATCCGTCTTTTTTTAATTGCTCACTAGCTTGTATATATCCATCATAAGAATTACAGTAAATAGCAAGAACTCCTAGATCTAAGTTATCTAAGATGTTTATTTTTTCACATTCTTCTACAACTCTCTTAAATTCTTTTTTTGCCGATGTTGAAAGCCAAGATGGTGCGATTAAATCATCTCTATCAGCTTTCAATTTTTTCTCTTGCTCTTTTCTAGCTTGTATCTTTTCTTTCCCTATTTTTCCAGTACTTATATCTATTATTTTTCTACTTCTACTCATTTTATGCACCTCCTTAAATCTCTCATTTTGGCAATTTCTCCAGAAAATAGAGGGGGAGCGGTATCCAAACCAAAGTCTAAAAACTTTTTTTGACTCCCCCTCCCCTTTAAATTTTTTTATTAATTATTTTGAATAACAAAGCTTTTAATTTATTTTTATCTTCTTTACTTTTGTTATAGACACTATGTATATAATTATGAGTCTTTTCTGATACCCATATGAGATTAGTGATGTCTAATGCTCTATCTTTATTATCCTCTAATTCTTCTATGTGATGCGATAGTGTCCCTTTAACTATCTTTCCATTAACTTCTAGTTCGTACATATCCAAACCATTTGCTTGTAACTTAGATAACTTCGTTAGTTGCTTCCATGCTTTGCTATTATAAAACTCAGCATGCTCTTTGTTTCTGTATTCTCTATCGTAGACCTTATGCCTACTCTTACTACATTCACAAGTCTTAGTAGCTTCTATTTTCTTTCCACATTTTCCACAAACCTTCATCAGCATATTTACCTCCATGAAATAAAAAAACTCCCACAGTCGACGTATCGAGCACATCTAAGTGCAATGGGAGTATTGATATTGTGTTGGCGTGATATAATGGACTTCCACCATTAACCTCTTGCTTAAATAGCGAGTGCTCTAAGTATTGAGCTAATATCACATATGTTGTGAGGCTTTTGTGTAGAGCCTCTAAACTACTGTACTATACCATAAAATAAAGGAGGTAATACTTAAATCCCAATAAGGTTTTAAGGAAATTTTAAGAAAAAAATACTTTAAGACAGTATCATCATAACACTTCTATACTGACTTGACAATGACGTCGTTTTGACAGCTTTTTGACACGATTTTGACATTTTCTTAATTTTATAATAACTTTTGTGTCTTAAAATGAATCTCTAAAGCACTTAGTATATTGTTTCTAATTCTATAAGTAGTCCTTACTTCGACCCCGATTTTATCAGCTATTTCTTCATAAGTTAGTTTATTGAAGTACCGCATTTCTATAAAACTATAATCTTTATGATCCTCCACCATTTTTAAAGCATTATCGATTCTAAATAATATTTCTTCATGTCTTGCGATGTCATTTAGAAGTCTTTCCTTAAGTTCCTCTATTCTCTCAAGTTCTGATTTTACCATTACATAGCCACTTCCTGTTAATTTACTAATACTGTAACTCTTAGTTATTTGTGGATTTTCTAACTCTTTTAAATCATCTTTGATTTTATCTACATATTTTTTGTAGCTATATAAAACATCCTCTATTTTTCTAAATATAATCTTTTGCTCTTGTGTTGCCAAACTGCATCACTCCTTTTATAAGCTTCATAAGTTAATCAGTTTCTTCAACTTCTGCTATTACATCTTTAAAATAATATTATTAATTCAACTATTGCTATCACAACTACTGCTGTCAAATAAAATCTATTCAAAACTAAATCTACTTTAAATATTGTCAATTCCTTATCTTTAATAAAACATTTTTTATTTAGTTCATAGTATTCATTTTCAAGTCTAGTTATATATCTTTTATAGTATTTATTTTGTTCTCTTAATAATTTTATTTGTCTTTTTTTATTTTTAGCCATAATAGTTTTAACTCACCTCAGTCATAGAATACTCTATAATTTCTAAAATTTTTCCAGCTTCTCTATAATTTTCTCTTATACTTTTACAGAATTCTATTTGCTTTTCTTCAATTTCTTCATCTGTCATATGTTTTTTTCTGAAAATATGATTATTTATAATTCTAATTTTATTTTCATCTTTTACTTGAAGTTTCAATAAATATTCAATCATATTACTCAACCTCCATAAACTTATAACTGTTATTTTCTTCGTTACCTTTAAATAATTCATCAAAAAAACTTATTCCATTAGCATAAATAGATTTTATCAATCTTTTATTATTTGTTTTTTCTTCTCTTACAAGTTGCCCATCTTTAAAATAAACATATATCTTTAAATCAAAATTTCTAGCAACTTTCTTCCCTTGCAAGATTAGTTCTCTTGCTTCTTTATAATTTAATTCTTTCATTAATTCCACTCCTTACTTATCTTTATATTTCACATTTTTATAATATTCTAATTTTGCAATATGCTTATTAAAATCTTGCTCACTTAATCCAACCATTAAAAGTAAATTTATAGTAGCAGTTATTAAGTCTAAGCCCTCTGCTATAAAATTCTCTCTATTTTTTATATAACTAAAACTATCTTTGTTTACAACTTCATTTAATAGTTCCATGTACTCTTCTTTAACTTTTCCTAACTGGGCTATATTAGAAGCTCCATAAGCCAAAGATTTATAATTCTTCAACTTATTTAAATCAATTCTTTCTTTACTTTTTCCATCTTGCCAAATGTGTGAAGTTATAATTCCTTTAAATCCTCTATACTCTTTTACCATACTTAAAAAATCTTCTAAGACTTTATTTTGTTGATCCTCATCTAACAAAAAATGTGAATTATAATGTACATTGATAGTTTCTTCTATATCATTAGACAAGTATATAACTTCAATATTATAGAGAATTCTAGGATCTTCTTTTTTTATTGTTGATATATCGTTTTTATTTTCCATTATTTCACTTCCTTATTTGGTTTTCTAATCTTTCCACCAACTTTTAACAGTTGATTTTCATACGAATTAATCAGCAATTTTATTATTTCTCTACTTTCAAAAGATGTAACATTAGTTTCTTCAATCAAATTTCCATCCTCATCATATAAAAGAAATTCGCTATATATGTCATTATTATCTGTATTTTCTCTAATAGTCTTAGCTCTATACAAACCTTTTAAAACTTGATGATATAACTTTCTAAGCTCTTTATTTGTTGAATCATTCATTATCTCCCTCCATCAGCTCTGAGTTTTCATAAATATTCCCTACAACTTCACAACTTTGTGCGACAACATCAATCAAATCAAAAGAATACTCTTCAAAATCCCCCTCAAATTCTGCTCTAAAACTTCCATTTTCAAAAATAACTTTATAAGGTTTCTCATTGTTTCCATTTGATAAAATATCGCCCTCATAAATTTCTTTATTATTTTTATCTTTTAATCCTGTATATTGCATAAGTTCAACATCATAAAATTTAGCGTCTCTTATACTTAACAAATGTCCAACTCTTTCAAGTAAATAAGTTACCTTTTTAGTTACATAATCAATTGAAATAACTTCAAATATTGCTTTTCTATCTTTTACCCAAGCTCTAAATTTAATCTCTCTCATTTTCATCCTCCATTAGTCCTAAATACTCTTTAACAGAATTACCTTGCTCTATCCATTGTTTAGATAAATCTCCATTAGAATTCGTTATTACTTCAACTATTTCGTCTTGGTGTTCTACCATAAATTGATTTATAAGACTTAATATTAATTTATTCATTTCCAATCTCTCCTGATCTTACCTTAGCCCAGAAGTCTTGCCACTCTTTGCTATCTATTATTTTTTGTGCTTCTTCTTCTGTTCTGAAATAATTCCCCAACTTATATCTCTTTTGATCTTCTGGGAAATAGTTATCTGTAGCTTCTGCAATTTCATTATCTCCAAGTATAGTGAAATAGTTATCACTTCTTTTGCCTCTCCATCTCTTAGTTATTCCGTATTTTTTATTCACATAATCAACAAATTCTTTTATTTTATTTATTTTTTCTTTACAATAACAATAAATATCGTTATCTGATAGGTAAATATCACCATATAACCATATTATGCGTTCTTCTAAATCTGTTGGATTTTTTATAAAACTACAATTATATTTTTCAACATCTTCTTTTAATAAACCTCCTGCAAAAAAATCATCATTTAAATATTTAATTCTCAATGCTACTTTATCAAATACATCTTGATATTCTATCTCTAATACCTTTTCTTTTTCCATCTTCTCCTCCTAATCCCATTTATTAAAAAACCATTGTACAATTATAGCCCATATTATTGTAAGTCCTGTCACTACTAACGCCGCAATAGGCATTATCAATAAAAGCATTATTATTTTTTTTAATAACATCTTAGCCTCCTATTTTTCCAATTCTATAACTTCATATTCTTTTATCTTACTTTTTACTTCAACTAAATCATTTATCATCTTATCTATTAATCTTCTAATTTCATTTCTACTTTTATCTTTTAAATTATGATTAAAAGAACTTAATATATCTAACTCAGCTAAATCTTTTTTTATTTTTTTTAATAACTCTATATATTTTAAATAATCACTTTTATTTTCATCAATATACTTCAAAAGTTTATCTCTCTTTTTGTAAATATTAGTCATTATTTTACTCCCATTCATTTAAGATTAAGATTTTGTCTATTCTCATAATTCCAACTTCTATTCTTTGTTTTTCCATCTCTAACTTTGCTCCAAAAATCTTTATACTCCTTAGATTCTAAAACTTGCTTAGCTTCATCAGAAAATAAAAAATAATTCCCTAAATCATATCTTTCATTATCTAAATCATTTCCATAGTCTTGTGTTTTCTCAACTCTGGAATTATTGATATAAAAATATATCCCTTTAAATTTTCTCATTGGATCCCTCCTCGAAATAATAGCTAAAACTAAAGCATCAAACAATTCTTTATCATCAGCATGCACCAGCTTCCTCCAGTCTCACAACACTATCATCAATTTCTCTCAACCACATAGTTTTAAAATCCTCAAATGTATTAACTACATCGGTTATCATAGATTTTAGAACTACTCCAATCATGTTTCTTTTATGTGAATTGATAGTTCCAAACATCATAATTACAAGAAACATAGTCCTAAGAAGTTCTAAATTATCACCAATTTCTTTACGCTCACAAGCTACAAATACTTCATCTAAGATTTTGATAACATCTTTTTCAACCCTATAATTAATCTGACTTTTAAATCTATCTACAATCTTATCTGATGCTTTTATAGTCCTAGTTAAGATAGCTTTATAATATCTATTAAGAACCATATCTTCCTTGTCCCATAACTCTCTATTAATTTTCAAGTACTTGTTTATTAAGTACATCAATGTAATACCTTGCATATCTCCATCTTTGTGAGTAACTCTTATTTTTTGCATAGCTCCTCCAACAAATATCCTAGATATTCATAAGCTTTTTGATAATCTTCAATTCCATTTTTCTTTCTAGCTCTCATTACATATTTTAAAATGTTTCCAACACAAACAGCTTCAGAACCTTTCATGTCTTTTACAACTTCAAAAATGACATCTTTTACTTCAATCCCTAAATCACCAAGCATATAATGCTTTGGAGATTTAACATTATCTGTTTCAACAGTTTCAACATTTTCTTGAGATTCACTTTCAATTATTTTTAATATTCTATTTTTAAGTCTTTCACTAGCTTCAACTTTTCCACATTCTAAATGTGATAGATAAGGTTGTGTCACATCAATTTTTTCAGCAAATTCCTTTTGATCCATGTTATTATTTACCCTATATTCTTTTACTCTTTTTCCTAAACTCATTTTCATATCCTCCATATTTTCATAATTTAAACATTTTACCGACGTCAGCAAAATCGTTCAACCTTAGATTTTTACGACTGTTTAGATTTTGGAAATAGTCGTAAAATCTAGCTTTTAATTTTCAGACATTTTTAATAAAAGTTCTTTAACTTCATCAAAATTTTTTATATAATTTCGCATTTCAGAGCCTTTTGTATAATAATAGTCTTTACCACTTGTTACTAATATTGTGATTGTTTTTTCTCTTATTTGCACTCCTTCGATACTTTTTAATTTAATTAATTCATAGCTTCCATCTCCAAATTCAAATTTAATAAACTTCATTTAATCCTCCTTCAAAACTCTTATTTCTACTCCTGCTCTAGCTTTATCCACTTCAAAGCCTTTAAAGACTGGGATTACATTAGTACTATCATCGTCTTCTATGTAGCCATATTCTTGCATCAAGTCAAAAATTATCTGTGCTGCATTGATATAATCAAATCTCCTTTTACTATCTCTAATGAAGTAAAGTTCGATTTTATAAGGCTTTTTCTTACCTTTCAGCATTTTTAAAAAATCTGTTTTATTTTTAATCCAGTCTGCTTTAGAATTTTTTATATATTTCTGTACCGTTTTAGAGTTTAAAAGCATGGTTTTTCCAGTCTTTAAAGTCACAAACTGCTTACTATTTTTAGAGCTGGGTGTATTCCCTTTTATAAAAATCATAAAAATTAACTCCTTTTATTTATTTTAAAATCAATTTTGAGGCTCTCACATAGCCTTAAAAATCATTTTAACTATGTGAGTGGTATAATTGTATGCCTCATATATTTAAAACTTAAAATTCCCTATTATTTTAATTATTCCCAAAAAGATCTTTTTGCTTTTGCTGTTTTTCTTTTAGATCCCCAAGTAAATTTAAATACTTTAGTCATTCCTTTTATTCTATCTACGATTTTATCGGAGTTTCTAAAATCTAAAAACTCTTTAAGTTCCACCATATCTAAATTTGTTGTAATTATGATAGGCTTAGATGTTCTGTATCTCGTATCTATGATAGAGTAAATCTTTTCTTTTCCCCATTCGTCAGATACTTTCTCACTTCCTAAGTCATCGATAAATAGCATATCTGCCTCTTCCACTGCTTTTAAAAGTGCAGTTTCCTGGCTAAAATCATCTTTTAAAGTTCTTAGATAGCTTCCCAAATTAAAACTCAGAACTGTGTAATTATGTGCTCTTAGATAGTTACAAATGCAGTTAGCTAAAAATGTTTTCCCAGTTCCTGCTCCTCCACAAAATAGCAATCCATCATTAATTTCTAAGATTTTATCGAAGTTTTGAACATATTTTTTTATTTTTAAATATAGTTCTTTTTCTTCTTTTGTATCTATTTTTGCATTGCTAAAGATGTCATTACCATAGTTTCTGTCGATTATAGATAGCTTTTTAAACTTCTCTAGCCTAGCTTTTATCTGCTCTTGCTTCTTACAACTACAGATATAACTTACTGTTTGTCCATTTTCTAATTTTTCTAGTATTACATCTCCGCATTTATCACACTTCCAAGTGTTATAGTTTTTTATTTCTTCTTCTGTTAGCTTATTCAAATCTTTTGTAGCTTCTCCTATTTTCTTTAGCACTCTAACCTCCTTTTTTAGATATCATCGAATGTTAAATCATAATTTTTCTTATGCTTTTCTTTAGTAGCTTCTAATTTATAGTTATCTTTAAGACAAGCTATAATCCATCCATCTGCTTTATTGTTTTTATCAGCATAATTAAAAACTTCTTTGATTCTATCTAAGTTACTACAGTACTTTAAGACATTATCTATTTTTATATTTCTGCTTTTTATTAAAAAATGGATCTCTTGTCTTATCACTCCAGCAACAACATTTTCCTTGTTGTTGTTATTAGTATTATTCTTATTAATATTATTCTTATTATTTATTATTATTAGAGTATCCTTAGGGTTACTGGTAGTGGTATCCTTAGGGTTACTGGTAGTGGTATCCTTAGGGTTACTGGTAGTGGTATCCT